CTACAGAAATATCCGATCAAAATATCGTTTTAGATGGAAAAGTTACACCTTTATCTTGCCTCCTCCAACATCGCCGTTATACGCGAAAATTCGTATCTGCTGGCGTTGGTGATTTTCTTGGCTATATGCCTCGCCCTTCTGCCCGTACTTCGTCGTGGTCTTATTATGATTGCAAGAAGGCTATCGATTACAATTACTCGATTCCTCGATATTATCTTAAATATCTTAAACCGGAGGACGAAGTTGTTCGTTCGATTACCTCTGCTGATTCTTATTCACGTTTCAGCAAGTCTCCTCTGGTTAAGCGTATTGTGTCTTTGTGTGTTGACCGGTTCGGTCTCAATTCCTCCGTATCCTGTAGAGCGTCGTATACATGGGAACAAAAGCAAATAATGCGCTTCTCTACCTCCTCTCGTAGGATGCCTGATTTCGACCCCCCGACGTGGATAGATTTGGATATTCTCCAATTTTGGAGAGACCACTATAAACTCCAACTAAACATTTAATTTATGGGAAAACAACCTTTTATCTCACACGTTGTAAATGGCTACTCTCGATATGATGTCCCTGAGAGTAAGGCTTTTACGTGCACGCCGGGTATTTTATATCCGGTGCGAATCGATTTTATTAACGCTCGTGACCGTGTGTCTATTGAGCAGGGCATTGACGTTCGTAGCAACCCTCTTGCTGTTCCGTCGTTTAATCCCTACACCGTTCGACTCCATCGTTTTTGGGTGCCGCTTCAGTTGTATCACCCTGAGCTTCGGGCGAATAGTAGTAAGTTTGATATGAACAATTTGAGCACAAACTGGGTTTGTTCCACGATACCCTCGGCTGGCGCACTCAATTCCAACCGTTTTGGTGCATCGTATGTAAACTCTCTCTTCTCCTGGCTTCGCATCGGAAATAAAAGCAATATAGGCGGAACTCCCTTGGCCTCCGTGTCGCTTCCGTCGAATGCTTCGCTAACACAGTGGTCTAACGCCGATACTTATTTGGCCTATTGGGATATCGTTCGAAACTTTTATGGTTTTTCGCAGTGGGGTCTTTATTCTTTTGCGTGGCCTATGGCGAATAGACTTCTTTATTCTGCGTCTTCATATGCTCTTGATTCCGGCAACCCGTCTAATTCAAGATTTTTTACGCAGTGTTACGGAAACCTTGAATTTCTTGATGCATTCTTCGAGAGCCAATTTTATCCCTCGTCTATTGCTTCTACCAATAATACGTTTAACCGTGGCAATCTTTTTTATCAGATTATTCGTTCAGATTTAGACAGCACGGGTAGTACTGGAGACGGTTTTCCCGTTAATACCTCTTATCCGAGTACTAACTTGCTCGGGTCTACCGGCATTAAATCCCAGGTTCTTGCGACTACTGTAAACGGGGCTAATTCAGCCTTGGCTTATTTTTTAGTCGCTCATCCTATGGCAGTCGTTCCTTCGAATCCTGACCGATTTAGTCGTCTTATTCCTACTGGTTCTACATCCGCTGTTTCGATGTCCGGCGTTTCCACTATCCCTCAGTTGGCCATTGCTTCGCGGCTTCAGGAGTACAAAGACCTTCTCGGCGCTGGCGGCAGCCGCTATAGCGATTGGTTGGATACGTTTTTCGCCTCTAAAATTGAACACGTTGATCGGCCTAAGCTTCTCTTTAGCGCCTCCCAGACTATTAACGTGCAGGTTGTTATGAATCAAGCCGGCCAAAATAATTTTGCCGGCCCGTCAGTTAACGGTCCCCTTGGCCAGCAAGGCGGTGCTATCGCCTTCAACGATCGTCTCGGTCGTCGGCAGTCTTATTATTTTCGCGAACCTGGCTATTTGATTGATATGTTGAGCATTCGACCTGTTTATTATTGGAGTTTCGTTAAGCCGGATTATCTTAATTACCTGGGTCCCGATTACTTCAACCCTATTTATAATGATATTGGCTATCAGGACGTCTCTTCGGCTACGATAGTTTTTAACGGAAATGCAGGTGCTACATCTGCCTCCGAACCATGCTTTAACGAGTTTCGGGCATCCTACGATGAGGTTCTCGGACAACTCCAAGCTTATCCTCTGCCTGAGGTTGCTGGTGCTGCCTATATTCCTCTTTATGCTTATTGGGTTCAGCAGCGTTCCGCTAAACTTTCTGATGGCTCTGGCAGCCTGCCTGAATCTCATTATTATACGATTCTTTTTACCGACATGAAACAGGTTAATTCACCTTTTGCTTCCCAAGTAGAGGATAACTTCTTTATAAATATGTCCTACGCGGTACAGAAGAAGAGTCTTATCAATAAAACTTTCGCAACCCGTTTGTCTAATCGTTAAATTCTTGATATTATGGCACTTGACTGGTTACTTGAAGATGCTCCCGCTTATGTCTCCCGCGGTCAGCGAATTATGTCTGTCCTTGATGGTTCTGGGTCCGTCGACGTTTTGCCTGGTCGCCCAGACGTGGTGGTCGAGCCCTCCGACTTCGATAAGGGTGAAAGATTCAACCCCGAGATTGAGTTTGACCCCAACTCCTTCTCTCGCATGGATAAGTTTGACGGCCTCGAGGTCGGCCAGGAACTTATTGATTCTCAGCTCGATAAGTCTAAGCCTGCCTCAAAACCCTCCAATTCTGAAGAAAAATAGTATATCCTTTACTTGACGATATATGCTACGTGCGCGGACCCCTTCTGGAAGAGTTCGTGAATTTCTGAAGGTTATTGGTAACGACTGCCGGAGAGGCCGCGCATTTTTCTATCGTTCTTTAAATTCTACTATCATGTCTGATACTAAACAACCCTTTTATAAGTCGAAGGCTTTTTGGACGCTCGTTTCATCTATAATCGCTGCTCTTTCGGCTTTTTTCCTTGCTTCGTGTTCTGCGCAAGCCAAGGTTGCTCGGACAGGTGTTCATATTGATACTGTTCGCGTAGACTACATTATTCGCTCGAACAATTTTTCGCTTCCGTAATATGAGACTTATTGATTTCAAGTCCTACGTCGAGCCTGTTTCCACAGGTGCTCTACTCGGCGCTGCAGCTATTTCTGCTGGTGGCCAGGTTGCCTCTGGCCTGTTTAAGCCCTCGCTCAAGAGACAATGGAAATATCAGCAGAAGCAAATGAAGCTTCAACAGCAGTACGCTTTGGAGCAAATGCAAAAACAAGGTGAAATCAACTATGCCAACTGGCAGAAGCAGTTTGATTACGAGAATGCTTATAATGACCCTTCGAAAGTTTTTGATCGTTATCTCAAAGCCGGTGTTACCCCCGCTGCCGTCCTTGGCTCTTCCGGCGTTGGCGTCAATGCTACTATGTCTGGTGGCTCTGCTGGTTCTGTCGGCGCTTCTGGCCCTTCCGGTGGATCCTTCGACTTCTCCAGTCCTCTGCCTCCTGGTGTTGGTTCTGCCGCTGCTGGAACCGCCCTTGATGCCATGGGCGTCAATTCAACCATCGAACGCAATAAGGCTGCCGCTAATCGTGATGACGCTGAGGCTGCAAATATTCGTAGTAATACCTTTGAACCTGAGTTTAATAAGGCTCGTGCTGAAGCTTCTAAGGCTGTTGATGAAGCGTTGGCTAAAAAGGAAATCGAGTCGGCCGCCGCGCTTAAGTCCGAGCGTCTTTTAAATGACCTTAACAATATTCTACTCTCTCTTACACTGGATGCTCGCGTTGAGGAGTCTAAGGCGTTTGCTGATACTGCCAAAGAAGAATTAAAGCAGCTTCGTATTCAAGGCACGTACCTTGAGCGTATGGTTAAGGCTCGAATCCTTGTTCTTGATACGCAGAGTGCTCTCAATGAATCTCTCTCTGGCCTTGCTTCTGCCAATGAGGCAGGACAGCGTATTAACAATCTTGATCTCGCTAACGAGCTTTCGCGTAATTGGGATAAGCGTTTTGACGTTGAAATTCCGAATCCTCAATACGAAAAGAATCTTCGTAGCTCCAACCCTATCACTCGTGGTAATCCTGGCCCGAAGACGTTTAAAGTCTCTATGTCTCTTAAGGATTTTTACGATAAGACCGCCATTAACCAGGCTAATGCTTCTGAATTTCTTCCTGAAGAGGCCCGTGTCGCTCTTCGAAATGCTAAGCTTGACCCTTATATTGAGATTGGTAAGGCGCTTGTTGGTGTTGCTGGTAGTATCGCTGGTGCTGGTATTATCCGCGGTGGAATGACTCGTGCCGCCAAAGGCTTCGCCCAAACTTCTACTGGCGGCTCTTCATCTTCGTCTCGTACCACTGTGTATGATGGTAAAGGTAGCGTTAGAGGCTATGTATTGAAAGAGATGTCTGGTGAGTCTCATAGTGCTTCTTCTCGTCATAACCGATATTGAACAGTTTTGTTCTGATTTTGAACTTCCTTTTTGTTCTTTTTTGTTGTATATTTGTATCGTAAACCAATAACCATATTACCATGAAAAAAGTAAGTAAAAGTTCTCGGACCAACGAGTTGTTAATCGATGTTGTAGAATACGCGTTTATCGAGTGGCTTGTCCGTCGAGGAATATTTGTTGCTTTCAAGGCGAATTACGCGCATGCTTTCATGCCTTACAAGAGTTTTCACGACCGTCTGCGTTCCCAGGTTCGGCGCTCTCTTCACGATTTTGGCTATGGCCCTAAAAGTCTTATCACCTCTTCGTTTCTGTTCGCTTCGACACCCGAAGGTGTTGAGTTTTGGCGCAAACAGTCTGTTGCCTGGGAGCGTTTTTGCGAAGAATTTCAAGTAAAACTTTAAATCACATTATTATGACACAGATTCATGTTGTTATCCGGCGAGTTAGTCCGGCCCTCAAGGTTGACCTTGCTCAGATAGGTCGTTTCAAAGATGGTCAATTCGACCCGCTGCCCCTTGGCGTTGTTGCGAACACCCCTATTGCGGGCTTCTTTGAGAAGTCGGATATTAGCGATTCGCTTTACGTCAACCACTCGAAAATAGCCAACCTTATTGCCGCCTGTAGAGACTTTTCTTGCTTCGGCGTCGAGTTTTTTGATAATACAATAGTTCTCATGTTTGATTTTGATCTCAATTACGATGAAGGCGCGACGGAAAAAGAAGGGAAAGGGAACTAAGGTTGTGACCCGCCCGCTTGGTGGAAGAGTTCTTTGATGCAGTGGACCTGTGGGAGACTCTTCTCCTGCAGGTTCTCTCGTTATTATATATTTTCGAGCCGTTAGGCACGTGTTGTATAAGTTGATGTTTTTTTTCAATCATGGATTATTTCGGTTTTAGACCTAAGTTTTCACCTATTATCGGCAGTTCGTCCTTCCGTTTTTCTATTGGCGCATACCGCGGTAGTAAACGTTTCGTTATCGCCTGGTTTCAAGACGAGGTCTCCGCGAAGGACTACCTCGCCCGCTGCCGTCGTGATCATCCTCGGATTAAGTTCGATTGTCTTCAAAGTTTGCAGTAATGCCTTGTTTGTCGCCTATTTGGATACGCAATCGTCGTTATTTTGACAAGAAGAACCCTTGTCGTAATGGTTCTGATGTCGCTAAGTCTGCGCTGGCTCTCCGTCCCTGGGATATCGCCCGTCAGTGGCTTATGGTCCCTTGTGGAAAGTGCGAAGACTGCTTGCGTCGTCAGCGTAATGACTGGTTCGTCCGCCTCGAGCGCGAGCTTGCTCGCTGTAAAGCCGAATACCAACAGGCTATTTTCATCACAATAACCATAGCACCTAAGTATTACGATGAAGCACTGCGAAATCCTTCTGCGTTTATTAGACGATGGAATGAGCGAGTGCGCCATAAACTCGGCCACTCCTTTAAGCATGCGTTTTTCCAGGAGTTTGG